CGGTGCTTGGCAGGCTCGCCGATATCACGCCACTCAATCTCTGCGCGCCATCGATGCTGGCTGTCATTGCTAAGGACCCGGACTGGGACTACGCATCGAAGAGCACGCGGCGGGCCGCGCCGAACCTTGTCGGCTACGAATATCGTGATCCCTATTCCAAGGGCGGCATTACTCACTGAGCTTCCTCACATGCACGGTCCATGTGCCCGCGCCAAGATCGATGGTGCCGCCCGTCTCGTTCTGGATGCGGATCTTCACAGTGTCGGCGGCAGAGACGTAGCCTGTGACGTTCATGCCCTGTACGTCGTAGGGGATCCCCACATCGACCGAGTCGCCGAAAGCGGCTCCAGTGACCGTGATCGCGCTGGAGGTTTCGCCAGTGCCGTCTCCAAGGCTCGCAGGGTTCCAGCTGATCGAGCCGCGCAGCGGCAGATTAGTGGTGGCGGTCGCTGGCCCTTCGCTCTTATTGCCCTCGACGCGATAGCCCGACTTGATGGCCTCGGTGATGCTGGTGGACACCCGAACGCCAAAATCCGCTTCGTTGCCAGCGGTGCGCGAATCGTAGATGTGATTGCCTCTAACTGAGACGCGGCGCGAGTAGAACGAGCCGCTGTTGGCCTCGATATCAATCACGCCGATCCCGGTTTTCGCCGGATTGAGGCAATCGATCAGCATGTTGTCGCTGACGAGAACATTGTCATTGTCGGCACCCATTGCTGCAGTCCCGACGCGGATACCGGCATCGTAGGTGCTACGGACGATGCTGTTCTGAATCAAAATGCGATTACAGGATTGCGAGACTCGCACCCCTTCGCGCTCCGTAGAATTTCCGCTGCCGATGACGATGTTTCCGCAGAATGTGACATCGTCCGCATCGATGATATTCACAACCGGCGAGCCATCTACGGATGAATCAGCAAGGAATGTGCATCCAGAGGTTGAAACAAGCTCACAATCTCCAAGGAACATTTCGTTTGCCCGATTGCCGCGCGTGTTGCACCCGATGATGGCAATCTTCGAGGCTCCGGTCGTCACAACGATCCCGATCTGATTCGAGGCGCAGCGCACGCCGATGAGCGCCACATCGAGGACCGTGTTGACTCCATCGGCTTCAATATCGATGCCCGCGCCAGGAGCGGAACCGGTCGTATTGGAGTAATCACCACCGCTTACGATCATGCCGGACACCTGAACGATCGACAGGCCCTGCCGCTCGTTCGCGTCCGCAATGCATCCATACAGCCCGACGTTCGCCGATGAACCGTGAACTACGAACCCGTCACCACCATTGCCTGGCCCCGGGGAAGACTGCGGGCAATTGATCGATCGAACGCCATAGAGCTGCACATTGGTGCTGTCGAAAATTCGTACGCCGAACGCGCGGCCACCGGAGTTGCCGGCTTTGTTGCCATCAATCGTGCCACCGTACATCCGAAAATTCGTGACGCCGTTGATCTCGATAATTCCCGTATCGACCCATGAGACGCCATCGTCGCTCTGAATCACGACCCCATTCGACAGGTCGAGCGTCTGATTATCCTGGCAGTTCAAGTTGTCATTGACGACGTACGTTCCAGGCAGACTGCAGAACACACTCGAGGCAGATGCTAGTGCGTTATTGATGGCGGTCGTGTTAGTGGACGCGTTCGCGCCTGGACTTGCCCCATACCGCAGCCAATCCCCCGGCGCATACGCATAGTTGACCGGCGTCACCCCGGCGGCGACTTCCGCGGCTGTCCTGATACGCGAGTCGTCATGCCTGAAGGTCAGGATATCGTTAAGTGTCTCCCGGTCCCGGCGCATCTGGTTGGGATCATTGAGTCCATGAACTGGGCGTTGCGGAAGGGCCATGCTAGGCTACCTCCGGAATCGCAGCGGAGGCGTTATGAAAAGAACAATGGTCTTCCTCTTGCTTGTCGTGCTTCCCGGCTCTGTTTGGGCTGACAGCTACCTCTGCGTGGTTGACGCTGCGGCGGTTGTGGAAGACACCAAAGAAGGCGGGCGCATCACCGCGCGGCTTGCCAAAATAGAACGCGATAAGTATGTACTTACGAATACCACCGGCCAGTGGCAAGTCAAAATTCTCGGCGCCGAAACGGCGTGGCTGGACAAATGCGTCTCGCCCTATCTTTGTGAACACTCGAGCGGCTACGCCGGCACATTCATGCGTGATGACAACGGCATATTCACAGTCGTGTTCGTCACTAACACCGGTGACCGAAACCAACTCGTTGCCGCAAAGGGCCGTTGCAGCCGGATCTAGCGCGATGCTTGCCGCTGTCATGGCGCCAGCACCCCATGTGGGGGCGCCGGCGTGAGCTCCGGTGATGCGAGCGGGCCACGACGCACCAACTGATTGGCAATGTCCGCGTTCTTTAGCGTCATTCGAGTAGCGGCATACCGCGCAGCGAGGCCCGTCGCCGGTAATGCGACTGCGCCCACTGGGCCACCGGTCATGAACCCAGCGCCGCTACTGAGCGCGCCAGATACGACGCCGGTGGGCGCAAGCTTGCCAAGCATGCGCAGTGCATTCTCTACCGGGCCGCCCTTGGCTACGCGCCGAATAGCCTCTCGCTCTTCCCGGGTGAATCGCCGCATCCGGCGCTCGTTCTTCGCAAGCGAACGAAACTCAGTGCGGATGGCATTCTCCATCCCTGACCCGGAGAAGTTCGGCGCGCTCAGTTCGGCGCGGTTCATGAGCTGGTCCAGCTCTTCGGCCTTCTTGCTGCGGGAGTAGAAGTTCCGGGCTTCTTTGAGCGCCTTCGCTTTGGTGGCGTCACCCGCGACGACATCGGCCTCAGACAGTGAGTCGATGTAGCTATCGATCTCATCAACGATTTGTCCGGCAAGCCTGCGATCCGCTGGCTTGATAGAGCCTTCCGCATCGTTCGCTACACGACGCAACGTCTCGAGCTTCTTGAGGGATTGCTCTCCGCTCGCCTCCGAAAGGCGTTTGAGTGCAGCGGTAGCGTCTGGATGAAGCGTCGGGTCTATCCCTTCCCGCTGCATCTGGGAGACTACTTTCTCCTTGAAGGCATCGAAGCTCTCTGGCTTGACGATGACTCCGGCCTCATCTGCGCGCTTATACGCGGCATCGGCCGCTTCCCTCAGCGCTTGTTTTGTAGGTATGTCAGATAGCGACGCCAGTCCGGAAGGCCGCTGGGCAGCCGTGGAAGGAACAGTGGGCGCCGGCTTCTCACCAGCCACCACATCGCGACCCACGCCAGGAGAACGAAGCCCATTGGGGACTACTTCAGCAGGATTTCCACGGCCCCTCAAGAGCAATGAGGGCAGCGACTGGATCGCAGTGTTAAATAGCGCGCCTTCGGCCGCACGCTCTTCAGGACTACGCGCTTGGGTAACGATTGGGTCCAGACCATAGTTAGCCGCCGTAGCCGAGATTTTCGGTTTGGCTGCATCGGGCGCATTGACCCAGTCTCCGACTGCATCTCCCGCCTGGGCAAGCTTCTGAAATGGGTAGTCGATCACGCCTACCATTGCTTTTCCCACGTTGGTGCGGGGTTGATAGGTGAGCGATTCCGAAGCTTGTAGGACCCGGTCGCCCGCGCTCATCCCGGACGAGACCTGATTTTTGATCCCCTGCGCGATGCCAGCGAGGCCCGACAGTGGACCGGCAACAAGGCCAGTTACTAGATGCGCCGCCGGCTCAAGCGTTGCGCCGTAGTAGCTCTTCAGCAGCCCATCGCCGGATTCAGTCTTCGTTTCCGATTGCTGATCGAACTGGTCAAAGACGTTCCCGCTGTCGGGAGCGTCGAACTGATCGAATACGTTACGGGAGGTAGCCATATTTCGCCTTGAACTGATCGGCCGCCTCCGGGTGCGACTTCAGGTAGTCGATCGCGGCTTTTGGCGCCTGCGTCTTGGTCGGTGATCCACCAGCACGCTCGATGTACCTGTCCTGAATCTGTCGAATCGTCTCCACTGCCGCTTTCTTCTGCTCCGCTGGCACTATGGGATCGCCGATCTGGCCAGCCGCCTCGCGATAGAGCATCACGTCACGATCCGACTGTGGACCTTCCATGCGCGGCATGGAGGTCATGAGTCCAGCTTGCAGGACCTTCAGTTTCGAAATCGCTGTAGCGCCACTCGTTGAACTGCCGAAGACCCTCGCCACCGCATCTCGCGCGGCACCGGTTGCACTTCCTGTTGCGACATCGATGAGCGGCTCGGCGATGTCCAGTAGGTTGTTGGTGCTGACCGCGTTCGCACCCTTCGTCTGGATGCCCCCCGCGATTCCGCCGAGTGCCTCACCAGTCTTGCTGCCAGTCGCCTCCGCCTGCTTGATGGTCGATGCACCAGCTGCCTGCGCTGGCAGGTTGGTCAGCGGGGTCACGAGAGGGATCATGCTATTGCCGCCCGCCGCAGGTTTGTAGACCACGGTCGGGACACCGTTCACCGTCTCGATGGCAAAGTCGGAGCCCACATTGCGCTTGAGCTTCAGGAAGTTCTGGCGCTCATCTGGCGAGAGCGAGTTCCAGTACTTGTAGACCGCGACATCTGCTGGATCGTTCTGTCCACGCGCCTTTGTCTGCCAGTCTTCGAACGTTCCAGTGAAGCCATTCCTCACCGCGTATTCATACTCTTGGACGGTGGCGGGTCCGGTTGGCTCTTTCATGAGGCGCTGAATCTGCGCGCGCTTGTATGATTGTTCCAACTGATCGTTCTGACGTTGCGCAGCGAGCTGCTGCGACTGCAGAGCGCTTGCGCCCAGCACCTGGCCGAACGAACGCGGTGTCGTCGAGTAGCCAGAATTGGCGAGCAGCGACAACCCGAGGTTTGTGGCTCCGCCGAAGGGCTGAAGCTTCTTGTCGATGCCAGACGTGAGCACGCCGAGGCGATCAAGGAAACTCATGTCATCTGGAGAGACCGACATATCTACCCTCCGAAATCGTTGTACATGGGTTGGCTGAGCAGGTCGGTCAGGACATTGTTGTATTTCTCCTGCCAGCCGCCCTGATCGCCATCCGGCGCATACGTCGCGCCATACCAGGTGCCGGCGAGATCATCGAGCTGCTTCTGATTGACGACGGCGCCACCAAACTGTTCGGGCAGCACGTAATTACCCTGCTCGTTCACCGTGGTGCCGGGGAACGCCTCGTTAAACGCGCTCCAGTTTCGCTTGTGGGATTTCTTGCCCCCACCGAAGAGACCGCCGGGATCGAGCGCTTTCCCTAAAACGGAGTTGGAACCAATGCCGACTTTGCTTGCGAGAGCTGCCGCGGGATTCGATGCGAGGCGCGCGATGTTCTGATTCGCCCATGCATCATCCATTGAGATTCCGCTGAACCCCGATGCATCGATAGGGTTTGCATCCTTCACGCCGCCAGCCGCTCCATAGCCGATGAGGCCTCCCACCAGCGCTCCCCATGGTCCGAACTTGGACCCCGCCGCGGCGCCACTTCCAAAGCTCGCGAAGCGCTGATTGTCCGAGGCACTTCCCCCCAGCACTCCATTGGGGCCCATGAGCCCGGCGCCGCCGCTAGATGCTCCGGGATCGACTCCGATCGCAGGTCCAATCGCGCCGCCGATAGCACCTGACGAGCCGAACGGCTTCGTGCGCATGGCATCGCCCAACAACCCCTGCGCCTGCTGCCCATACGCGCCGACAGGGATGGCTTGCGCTCCCTGTGTCGGAAACTGGTTCATCGGCGGAACCCAGCCGTATAGATCCGAGATAGCCATTAGCCGCCGTAGCCTCCCAAGATTCCGCCGCCAATCGCCCCGATAATCCCAGCGTACGGATTGCTGCTCACGCTTGAGCCGAGCTGCGATCCCAGCAGTGCGCCGCCGAGTACTGATCCCGCGCTGTTCCGATACAGTGGCTGCGATGTGGTCTGCCCCATGTTGCCGGATACGCGCCCGAGATACTGATCGAGCGACTGCCCCGGAGCCTGCGCATATTCCCGTGCAAGACCTTCGACATCTGAACCCACGCCCCGCAACTGCGCGAGGTCCACGTAGTCCTGATTGGCGAGAGGCAGCACGGACCCAAGTACGCCCTGCTGCAACTGGCGCTCGTTGGCGTAGTTGCCGCCGTAGATCTTCGTCGCGAGGTCGTTCAGCTGCCCGGAGCGCAGGTCCTGCGATGCGCCGATGTTGCGGCCCTGTCCGGCAAACTGGCTCGCAAGCTGATTCTGCGTCGCCATGGCCGCCTGATTGAACGTCTGATCCAAGTAGGGATTGCTCCCCAGGAAACCGCCAGACAGACTTTTCTGAACGTAGTCGTTCGCACTTGAGACCAATGGCGAGCCCGCTGTAGCGCGCTGCTGAACGCCCTGCAGTGCTTGCTCAGACTGCGGCGAGAACGGAATGACAGGCGTGCCCTGGTCATAGAGCGACTTCGCCTGATTCAGGCCGTACTGCAAATACGGAAGTTGATAGGCCGGCGGAGTGGTGGTGGTAGTTTGCGTAGCCATGATCAGGTGTATCCAGAGGGTACGGCCTCATATTCGAGGCCCTGTGCGGCGTTGAAGGTGCCCGTGATCGTGAGTCGAGCGCGGTGATAGCGCGCCTCACTCCTGAAGGTGGCAAAGCCCGAACGACTGTTCGCGGTCGTCTCGGAGGTGTAACTGACGGAGCTTGATCGGTCGTTTCTGGTACCGATCGCAACAGTCACCGCGTTCAGCGTGACGTCCACTAGCGGCTTGATTCCCTGCATGCGAGAAAATCCCCCGGGATTGGGCTCAGTCTCCCCGGTCGTTATGACCGCGGTTCCAGGGGTGCCGCTGAATGCGCATATCCGGTTCAATGAATCAAACCCATACGGCCCAAGCAGCGGCAGTGCCAATGGCGGCGTGAACAGCACCTCGGAAACCTGGTTGCTGCGGCTCCAGCGCTTTTCCTCGTAGTTATAGATCAGGAGTTCATTCGGCTGGCCCGCAGTTGCTCCTGTGCTCGGAAAATTCCACACGACAAGCTTCTTCACCGCATCGTGCGCGGCATGCACCCGCTCGGCGTTGGAGAACGACACGCGAGACAGGAAATATCGATCGACCTTCCCGTCTCCGATGGGCACCACCTCCACACCGTCCGTAACGCAGAACCCGCGCAGACTGATGAAGTAGATGAGGTTGTTGACCGCGATAGAACCGTTACGGAACGACAGGCCATGCGTTTTGCTGAGCGTGTCGAAGCTGAATACCGTAGGAGGTCCCGCGTAAGTGACGCGTGTGATGCCTCCGGCTTGGAAAATGAGCCCGTGCTGATCGCCGCCGTATATCTCTCGTACCGGCCCAAGTGCCTTCGGCAGCTCCTGCAGGCCCGATTGTGTTGCGGTGGCCGTCGCGCTGTCGGGTGTCGGCCAGTTGGTTGGAGCATCTATCGCCGACCATTGCACCATGTGCTCGCGTTCGATACCTGCGCTTGCCTCGAGATCTCCGAGAAACACAAATCGATTGATGATGCCTACACACTTCGCCGCCGGAGCAGTACCCGAGACCGCCAGCGCGGTGAATGAAGATGTAGCGCCAAGGGTCTGCCGCTGAGGGACATTCAGCCCATTCGTTGCGATGATTAGATTGTCGAACTGCTCGAAGTCCCAATTAGTCGTGGAGGAATAAGCGGTGGAGCTATTGTTCGTCCAGCCACCTGCGGACGTGTATAGACCCAGCGCATTCTGAAAGCCGGCATAGATTGAGTCGAAGAATGAAGACCCATTGGCACCCGATGGATATAGGGCCCCAAGCGGCCGGCTGGGACCCGCAGTAGAGATCGCTGTGAGCGGCAGATACGACTTGAACGTACCGTCATAAGGCAGCACGTTCAGCGCTTCCGTCAGGCCTGGATTGTTCAGATCCGGCTGATCTGGCAACCAGTCTTTGAAGAAGATGCTGCCGTCGTAGTCGCTCACACGACCACCGTTGCGGGTGCCGAGCCCGAATAGTCCTCGAATTTCATGCGCGATCGATAGGCATCGAGCGCTACTGAGTAGAGGCTCCCCCAGATCTGCAGGCGCGCGTCGTCCTTGATGAAGGGCGCCGATTCGAGTAGCGACCCATAGAGACACAGTTCCGGCGCATTCACGATCAGGAAGTGAGCCGCAGCATCTGCGCCTCCCGTTGTATAGCTGCGCATGACGGTGGGCTTGGCCCAGTACGTGCCTTTGAGCGTGCCCGTGGCGGTGTTGGGCCCGAACTCGAAGTTGCTCGCGTTGCGCGCGATGTAGGCCGGCGATCCGCCCGTGCTGTTGGCGCGCGGATAACGCTGGTAGAGCTGGTCGATGGAGATCCGCTTGAGCGGCGCGGACACCTGTCCGTTGATGTAGCCGATCTTCAGACCGAGATAGTCCGACGGAACCGCCGCAACACCGGATGCGATCGTTACGCTGAGCGCACTCTCCATCCATGAGCCCCAGTTTTCGGGCTCGCGGTAGAAACGCTCCTCCCAGTTCTGGGTGAAGTTGGGAAGCCAGGACGTGAGATCGGAACGCGCGAGGTAATCGCTCAGCGCCGTCTGCAGGGTCGAGTAGCTGGTGATGATGGCCATCAGGTTTCCCCGATCATGCGCATGGCGTTCTTGCGCGCCCGATGCCAGTGCTCAGCACCCGGAGAATTGCGGTATGCGCTGAATCCCGGGGCTCCGCAGGTGTAATGGATCAGCGCGGCGAGCGACACGTCCTGCTCGAGCGAGAGCGCATTCCACTCAGCGGGAAGTTCCGCGATCTGCGAGTCGTTGAGCCACGAGAAGCGATGCAGGAACGATCCCGGCGCCTCTGCCACAAACTCTGGCGTCAGGATGCGGTTTGCCATGTGCCCGCAGTTCCAGAGGATCACCGATGAGCGGTTCTTCCCCGGATAGTCGATGTTGTCGGACTCCATGGGAGTGCCGAGATACTTGCGTGGGTTCTTGGTCTTGTAGTCGTGCTTTACGACCGCAAGCGCCTTATCAACCACGAAGTCTTCGCGAAGCGCCCACAGTTTGGCGATGTCCTCGACCAGTACCATGTCACCGTCGCCGAAGATGGCCCAGCCCGTGTAATTCTGAAGATACGGCACCAGGAAGCGCGAGTAGATGAACGCATTGGTCCCGTCCTTCTGGCCATCGAACCCGCCGAGCATCTTCGATGCGAGCGGATGAAAGGCGACCGGAACAGTCGCCTTGTCGAGCACGCTCTGGGCGCACACGTGATAGCACGCCGCCTCGCGTGGGTCGTAACCCAGATAGAAAGGAATTGCGTGTGCCATCAGGCCACCAGCTTCTTCCCGTCCGGCGCTTCGATGCGTGCCTTCGGGAAACCGATGACATGGAATGCATGGATGTTCGTCTTCTGCACGGTCTGCAGTTCGAAGCGCTGCATGAGCTTCGGCAGCCACCATTCCATCGGCTGCTGATTGATGTGCGCGTTACGACCGTCCGGGAGGATCTTGCCGGCAGGGCCGGTATGCACGGTCAGGAAGGCGACGGCTTCCGTGAGTGAAGCAAGGTGATCGAGGACGTTGTCGAGGAACTCGGGCTCGATGTGCTCGAGCACGTCGATGCAGCAGACCATCTGTGCAGGAACGGGCGCGGAGGACAGATCAGGCACGCCAGGGTCATAGGCCTGATAGGTGAGCTTCTCCTTCGTCTTGAGATGCTTCAGGAGATTCATCTTCGCACCGCAGCCATAGTCGAGCAGGTGCGTGACCTCGAGCCGCTCGATGACCTGGC